TCTCTATCTGATCTAGTTCCAGCATTACCATCAAAGAAACCACTTGCAGGTAAACTCTTTAAAGATACTGTGTCTTGTGTAACTGTAGATGCATCAAGGTTTTTATTAAAAGTGATTTCTATTTGTTTTAAATCTAATGGCTCATTAACAGAACCATCAATTGGTTTCATACTGACAACTTTTAATATATCATCACTAGATGATATATTTCCTAATTGATCATCTTCTAGTAAAGGAGAAGTTGATACATCATTAGGTATTGTATAAATTTCTCTATTACTAGTATCAAATGATATTAAATAAGAATCTTCAAGATACTCTCTCTCGTAACAATTAATTAATATTTCTTCATTAAGATTATATTGAGCACCACTAAACCTAACATAAACACCTCTGTCTAAAACTCTCCATCTTTGTACACATCTACCTACTCTATTATTGTAATTTGTATTTCCTACTTGTGGCTCAGTTTCATCTTGAAACCACCACTTATATTGAGCTTGAGATCCTTCACCTGCATTTATTATTTTTATATGTAAAGTTGCAGTAGTTTCATTGTTTTTAGGTTCGAAACTACCATAAGAAGAAACTCTTTCTTCTGTTTCTAATCCTCCACCAATATCTATATAATATGGATGATATATTGTCTTAAATGAAATCGCTTTATCTTTTGTAAAGTTTTGTAATCCAGTTGGAATATTTTCTACATTCTCGATATCATTACCAACAATAAACAATTGATAACTAGAATCTTCTTTTAAAACATTTTTAGGAGTTATAACTACTGTTGTTTTTTGATCATCAGGTTTTTCAGTTAAAGTCAACCCATCTACAACTTGTAAAGCTTTACCGTCTACATAATATTGTTTTACATCATAATCAACAAATCCTTTAAAATGAGGCGACCTTAAAAAGAAATCATTTCTACCACTTGACTGGTTTAACCATAAACTATTGTCAGGTCCAGAAGTTCTATCAAAATCTGATCCAAATAAAATGCATGATTCTTTAAATGTCTTTATATCTACAGGGTTATCAAATACTAATATGATTTCTTGACCAACAGGGAATTGATCTTCATTATTTGTTGGAATTGATTCAGAACTTATAAAATTAATCGCCATCTTTTCCCTCTTCTTTAACAGGTGGTTTTATTTCAACAAATTCACCTTCGTCTTCTACAGAGAATTTATTATCTTCATCTGTATTATAAGAAAAGTTTTCCTCAATAAACAATTCAATTTCAGTTAGTTCCTCTTTAAAATGACCCATTACATACTCCATAAACGAAAAAAACGAGATTACTCTCGCTTTTTATATCACATGCCACCCAATAATTCTAACCCCTAAAGGTTAGAATTATTACACCACACTAACGAATATCCTAAATATTAAAGATTACCTTTAACATCTGTTTCGCTAATATCAGAAATATCATCAGGACGAGCATCAATAGAACCATCCCAAAGGTTTTCAGCGCGTTTAACATTCTTGAATACGCCAACGCCTTGACCTTCATGAGCAACAGCAAAACCATAACGCTCACGGATCTTAACTTTAACAGTCTCAGTGTTCTCGTCACGCCATTCAACAGTAGTAGCTTCTTCATCAACAAGATGGAAACCAACATTACCACTTGATAGTAAGAAGATATCACCTGTCTCTGACTCTGGATCATATGGACAAAGAGGAGAAACAATGATTTGGAAGTTAAATGGGAAGTAACTAGGTAGACGAGGAGCAGAAGTAGCAAGTTGACTACGACCTTCTACAGAAGTTGAAGTGCCACCTGTACCTACACCAGAAGTTCCTATTCCACGAGGATTGATAACTCGTGTACCGTTAGAAGGTCCACGAGCACCCATCGCACCATTGCTATAAGGAGATAAAGGTCCTGGATCCCCAGTGTAAGGGTTGAAAATAGAACCACCACCATGAGCAAGCATCATAGTTTTCAAAACAGGATCTTGTATAAAAGTATAGTAAAACAATGGATGCATTAGTAACACGTTAGGAGTAAATCCTTCTTCTGACATATGAGCCATACCACGCATTAAGTTTTCCATTGTAAGAGAACCATTGCCTTTAAGGTTGCCACCAACAAGACCACGACCAGTCATAACACCGTACAAAGATGTAGCAGGGTTAAGATTATCAAATAAAGTGGTTCCAAGTTGCTTCAGGAAAGCTACAGCTTTTTGTTCCTTATGACGAATCATTGCATTCCCCATAAGTTGAAGGTTCTTAGCCATGATATCGAAAGTGCTATAACGAAGAGCTTCATCAGTGAAAGAAGCAGCAATACCACTCTTTCCAATATAAGCAGTACTAACAGCACCACCCATTTGGAAGTTCACTTCTGGATAGCTACCTGATTCTTGTACATCACCAGCATATACCGCACCCATTGCACCAGCAAGGATTTGAGTGTTCAAGCCTTGAGCTTGTACACGAGTAAATAATGGAGTGATTGTTATATTTGGTTCTACAGGCTCACGAATAAGAATCTCCATACTTTCTTGAAGCAAAGGAGTGATTTCAGAGCTAGAGATTGCATCACGATATTTAGGACTAATTACGTTTACAAAGTTTTCCCAAGTAACACGCTCTTCTGAATCAGGAAGGTGTCCACGATTACTAATCATATCAGCTACATAACGAGCAGCAGCCTTTTTGTTTGTAGGTAAAGTTAAACTATTACTGTCTGTCATCTTAAAAGTCATTTTAATACCCTTTATATAAATCTAATTATTGAATCTTAACGTTGATAATAGCGATTTCGTTTGCAATTGTTTCGTCTGATAAAGTAATGAGATCAGAAAAACCTTTAGTTGCAGAACCTGGCATTTGTGCATCAGCACCAAATTCAGATCCACTAAACCCAGTTTTAACTCTTTCAAGAAGACCACGAGGCTCTTTTATCATTTCATACACACGACCTACTACAAGACTCTCTTCATAGTGACGATCCTCAAGTGCAGTTCCAATTCTATCTAGTTCCGTCTTTAAAGCAGCTACAGTATTTGCTCCTAATGCACTATCAGCAACCACTAATGGAGCTAAAACTTTGAAGTTACTTTTAGCATCAAAAGTAACAAAATCGCCAGCAACTGCATCACCTACGAGATGCATCATTTTATCTTGAGTAGAAGCAGCAGCACTATAATCAAAGTATTTGATATCACAATTATTTGCTTCATTTAAAGCTACTGCAGGATCTGAGGAGTCCACAGGAGCAGCATTGCCACCTGTTTCATAAAAATACATTACACCAGCATCTGCATCCAAATACCAATCACCTGCTTTTGCTAATAATGAAATGTCAGATCTCTCTCTATTCCCAGGCCAATTTACAAAAGTCACTGGAGTCTCAGAAGTATTAGGACAAACTTTTCCATCACCCAAATCAAATGCTACTACGTTAGTCAAATCAATACCAGCAAGATTAGGTTTGTAATCTTCATGTGTTGAATCAGCCATGTTCGCACCAGTTTGTAAATGTGCATTTGTTACATCATACGTACTAACAGCCGTATCACAAACATGAGCAACACGCATTTGAACGTCACTAAAGAACTGAATCAAATGTTGTTTTTGGTAGTTGGTAAAGTGAAGATTAGCAGGATCATCACCAGCCCATACATAAACGTCATAAGCAGCAACACCAACAGGAGCTGAAATAAAATCTTTTGCACCTGCTTGGTATGCTGCTAAATTATCATTTGTAAGATCTGTATGAATCCATCCATATTGACTTGCAGCAGTAATAAACTCTTTGATACTAACTGTTTTTGGAGCAGCTACAAATTCACCAGTCATTATGTCAATTACTCGCGCTTTAACATCATCACTAGTATAAGTAAGGATTTTAGTATTATCCTTATGTGTTGCTTCGAGACATGCACGAAGTAAACCAGAAGGTACGATACGTCCTGAAGCGTCAAAAGAAACAACTTTACCAGAAGAGATAGTAAAGTAGTCTTTGCTTTTTTCATTTTGCCATACAACAGGCAACCAATTAGCAGGTTTCCATTCACCAGCGGGAACAGAAGCATTCATTTGGACAACATTATTTGGTGTAATGTTGTCCATTAAGTCAGTGCGTGTTTTAAAACGACTTTGGAAACGACTAATAGCCATAATTATTCTCCTA